TATCGCAACTACGACAAGTCTGAGTTCGAAGAGGCGGCTCCTGTGTTCGACACCGACAAGGAAATCGAAGCACTCTGGAAGAACGCACACAGCCTCAAGCAGTTCGTTGCCGCAGGCGAGTTCAAGAGCTACGACGACCTGACCGACCGACTCAACCGTGCGTTGGGTGCGGGTGGTGCGGCAGCAGCGCGTGCAGTCAGGACGGAAGACCGGACGGCACCATGGGAAGAGCCAAAGGCAGCAGAGGCTCGCGCTCCTAGGGCGACGGCTGAGACTGTTGACGCAGGCGACGACCTCGACTACTTCAACAAGTTGGCGCAAGACTAAGTTCTAACAAGTAGCTTGGGAAGCGAGGGGCAGGAGAAATCCTGCCCCTTTTTATTGCGCCCTAAATACGTATATGGCATGGAAAGGACACTACCGCTGCAACAATCCATCGAAATATGATGGAGACCCGACTGGTATCATTTACCGGTCCTCTCTAGAATTGCGCTTCATGCAGCACCTAGACAGCAGCCCCGGCGTACTCCAATGGCAGTCAGAAGAGTTCTTCATACCCTATTTCGACCCATCCACCAATAAGATGCGCCGGTACTTCATTGACTTCAAGGTGGTGGTCAAGAACGGTACAGGCACCCTGACTCAGCTAATAGAGATTAAGCCCTCAAAGCAATGCCTGCCACCGGTTGTCCCTACCAAGAAGACGCGCCGGTTCATTACCGAAATGCTCACGTATGGGACGAACCAAGCTAAGTGGAAGGCGGCAGAAGAATACTGCCTAGATAGGGGTTGGAAATTCAAGATTATCACCGAAAAAGACCTAGGAATGAAATAATGGCAGGCACAGTATGGGATAGCGTCAGGAATGCGATGAAGACTGCGGGTGTGAAGCCACGGTCTGCCGCTGCACGCCAATGGTACGGCACAGTCATCAATAGGCTGCGCATCCCGTCCAATCGCTCCAACATCCTACATGACCCACGCAAGGCAACCGCCCATGCGCTGATTGGTCGCATGTACGCATTCCACTACATTGCTAAAGGCGAAGACACCCTGCCAGTGTGGGACGAGTTCCCGCTTGTGCTGCCCATGGAGATATACCCTGACGGGTTCCTCGGACTGAATCTCCACTACCTAGACCCCGGCAACCGGCTAGCCCTGTTGGAATTGCTGCACGATTTCATTACTAACACTAAATACAATGACAGTACCCGCTTCAAACTCTCGTATTCGGTGTTAAACGGTATTAAGAAGTATGACCTGATGCGCCCATGTATCAAACGCTACCTGCTAGAGTACATGGAGTCGGCACCGATTTACATTGAGCCTGACCAGTGGGAACTAGCCGTTCTCTTGCCGTTCGAACGATTCCACCACAACTAAGGCACGCACATGTTTCCAGATGTATTCCTAGCTCACTACGCACCACACTTCGACTTCTCCAAGGCGTGTAAGTTTGGCGTGCTTATCTTCCAACCACCGGGACTCATTGCCGGTGGACTGTTCGGTGGATTGCTTGGGCAGACACCGGCAACCAAGTTCCTAGGACCGGCACTGAACACCACAGGACTCACGCTACAGTGTGAGCAGGCAGTGCTACCGGGATACCAAATCAATACAGTAGAACAGAAGATATTCGGTGCGCCATTCACTGCCGCAGCAACGCCAGTGTATGAGCCACTGCAACTCACGTTCATATCAGCAGGCGACATGTGGGAACGCAAGTTCTTTGAAGACTGGATGGAGTTCATTCTCCCTAAAGGCTCTTCCAAACTGTCTGTTGAGAACCTAATCAATCGCGGTGGTATCGGTCGCGCAGCAGGACTGGCACGCTATCGTGCTGACTACATCAGCACCATTCAGGTCATCCAGTTCCACGATACAGGTATCCCATCCGCACGATACACATTCGAAGAAGTCTTCCCTATTCAGATGCAGTCACAGCAATTGAATTGGGGTGACGATGCAATCCACAGAGTCAACGTCACATTCTCTTATCGCACATGGAGCAGAGAGAAGAACATCCTGAGACAGATTAGCGATTTATTCAAGCGTCCATAAGGTGAAATATCATGGCATTGCCAAAAATTGAACATCCGATTTATCCCATCTACCTCAAGTCACTCGACAGGAAGGTAAACTTCCGTCCGTTTCTGGTTAAGGAAGAGAAGATTCTACTCATGGCTAAGGAAGCCAAGACACCAGACGAAATTCAGCGTGCAGTCAAACAGATTATCTCCAACTGCCTGCTAGAAGAGATTGACATAGACTCACTGCCGTTGTTCGACGTTGAAATGGCATTCCTCAAGCTGCGTGCTAAGTCCGTGGGTGAGAAGGTGCGCCTAGTATTCAACTGTAAGAACAAGGTGAATGACGTAGAGTGTGATACAGACACAGACTACGTGCTAGACCTAGAGAAGATTGACTTCGAAATGCCAACGGGACATGACCCGAAGGTAATGATTAGCGACAAGCTAGGCATCAAGCTCAAGTATCCAACGCTAGGCACAGACGTTTCGATGCCAGAGATTACCAATCAAGACCAGTTGTTTGATATCATCCTGAATTTGGTAGCAAACAACGTGGAATACATCTTCGATGGTGAGTCAGTGTACAAGCCAGAAGAGACACCACACGAAGAACTGGTGGAGTTTCTAGACAACCTGACTCCGGACAACCTAGAGCAAATCAAGGAATTTTTCAACACATCCCCAAAGGTTGTGTTGCATGACAAAGTATCATGTAAGAAGTGCGGATTCGAACACAACATTCACGCAGAGGACTTACTAAGTTTTTTCGTCTAACGGTGGAGGATTCGCTTGAGAACTTCATGCGAATGAATTTTGCGCTAGTCCAACACCATAAATGGTCTTACTCTGATATCATGGACATGATAGCATGGGAGAGACAAATCTATGTGATGATGCTAATGCAGTATTTGAAGGACGAAAACGAAAGGGTAAAGCTACAGAAACAAACGAGAAAGATGTAAATGGCTAAGACACCACAAAAACCACCAACTCGCGACGATAAGTTGAAGAGTTCTATTAACTATCAGAGTTACCAGTACGAACAACAGGGTGAAGTATCCAAAGCGATGATGAGTGCCGGTCCCGGCAGGAATCGTCTTGCCGCAGGTATGAAGGCTGCATGGAATGCTAGAACACAGTCACCCTTCGGTAAGGGTGGACCTAAGACTATTGGTGGCACCGCATTGCGTCTGTTTGGTAAGCAGACGGCAGCAATGTGGTATGACCGTTTGCTTGCTTATGATACCAGAGCGAGCAAGGCACGACGCGAAAAGAAAGAAGGCAAGGACGATGATGGTAGTCAGGTAGCAGCCGCCGCGTTCAGTGGTGTTGGTGAGTCACTAGGCAAGATTCAGAAGGTACTGAACCTACACTCTGCCGCGCTTATCTCTATTGGCAGGGACGTTGGGAACATCAAGACAATGATGATGCCTAAGTTCTTCAATGTGAAGATAGGTAAGAAGGCAGGCAATCAGGGTATAGCCTATAGCCCAATGGCACCAGAGGGACAGCAAATCAAGCTGACCGAGAATGGTAAGATTACATCTATCACACCCGGCTCACGTTTCAAGGATAAGGCTGTCGAAAAGGCAGCAATGATTACTGCTAGACTCGCACTCAAGATTGACAAACAGGACCAAGCTAAGTCAGCACTCAAGCGTAAGTTCACTGAACCCGCAGAGCGTAATAGATTCGCTAAAGACCCATTCGCTGCGCTATCTGAATCCCTAGCAGACTTGAAAGAGCAGAACGAAGAGATTCTAGAGAATCAGGAAGAGGCTAAGGGTGGAATGTTCTCCAAGATTGGTGATTTCCTACAAGACTGGTGGGCATTCTCTCCATTCCTAGGATTCTTCAAGACATTCGCAAAGCTAGGATTGCTTGGCTTGTCATTATACGTTGGTGCTAAGATTGGTGAATGGCTCTACGATAAGTTCGGCACACAGATGCTCGACGCTATCTTTTGGGTCAAGGACAAGTGGAATCAGCTATCAGATTGGTTCAACAACTTCTCACTAGAAGAGTTCTTCCTGCCACTCACCGCAGCTATTCGCAAGGTCACTGACTTCCTACACATCACCAAGAGTGATGAAGAATACAAGGCAGAAGAGAAGAAGAACGCGGCAGCGGGACGCACTCGCGGTGCTATTGCATCATCCAAGGGCATGAGTGTGGATGCTTCTATTGCTCACTACGATAAGCTCTCAAAGGATAAGAGTCTCACACCCGAAGCGCGTGAGGCTAATGCCAAGGCACGCGATGCTCTGACTGGCTCACAGATGCGCACATCAGATGGTGTGTCAACCTATATTGCAACACCAGAATCAGTAGCACGTACTGGTCCGCAGCGTGGCAGAAAGCAAGTAACAGCAGGACCATCAGGCACAATAGGTAAGAAGACTGCGCCCGGTGATTTGCCTATGCCGGGTGATGATGTGAAGTCATACATCCTACATGCATCTAAGCTAGTGGGCGTGGACCCCGGTATCATGATGGCTGTTGCAAAGCAGGAGAGTTCATTCAATCCTAGCGCAATACCTATTGATAAGAAGACTGGTAAGCCATTGTCTTCTGCCAAGGGACTGTATCAGTTCATCAATAGCACATGGGGCGACATGGTATCCAAGTATGGCTCCAAGTATCCACAACTAGCAAAGGGACCAATGGACCCATTGGCATCCGCAATTGCGGGTGCGCTATTCATTAAAGAGAACTCAGACTACCTAAAGAAGAAGGGTATACCAGTCACAGGCACATCCATCTATGCCGCACACTTCCTAGGTGCGGGTGGTGCTGCTAAACTGTTTGGTACTGATGGTAACATGATTGCAGCAGACGTAATGCCTGCCGCAGCCAAGTCTAACCCACACATCTTCTTCAAGGGTGGTAAGGCTAAGACTATTGAAGAAGTCCAAGAGACTCTATTCAATAAGGTTGGTAAGTATGCTGACCAGTATTCGGCTGCGCTCGCCGCTGAGTCTGGTGAGGTACTGATGGCATCAGCTACCAGTGTGGCACCTGCACCACCCATGAGTGCATCAAGAGTTGAGGGTGACTCACGCGCATTGTCTGCATCCAAGGAAGGACCAATGCAGGTAGCAATGGTCGCACCAACGACTGTGAACAACACCACCAACACAACCAAAACACCACCGCGTCCACTACCAAAGGCAAAGGCAGTGTCTAGTGATGATTCATTTGTTCGTAATACGGCTAGCGCGACTGTTCATCCAACATCCGCCTAAATATTCAGCCTAATCTAGAGAGAAGTCAATGAGTTTCATAGACATTAAATCCACCGCACGCAGCGTCGGACAGGTCATCAAGCAGTCCTATGGACCATTGGCTCGCTTGGAACTACCATTCAACTTGGGTGACGTATACCGTTACCCATTGGACGTTGGCGACTCTAATCTATACCCACACACTATTGAGCTACAGGCGTGGCTACCTACGCCTGTGCCAGTCAGTGAGGTTGTTGAGGGTGCCAAGAACGCAGTCAGCAGCGCAATTGACAAGTTCAAGAATCGTGCAGACTCCACACTCAGAGGAATCAACGAGGTCTCGCGTGGTGTTGCGGGTGGTGTGCGTGGCTCTGCGCTGCGCACTGCAAACAATCTGCGTGATGGCTCAGTAGCAGGCATTGACACAGACACACCACAAATCAATCGCAATCAGCGGCTCAACCCACGTCTATTAGACTTCACACGTCGCGCAAAGCGTTCTGACCTCATTGCCCTGTATCTACCCAACTCACCATGGGATGACACCATTGAGAACTCATACAATGCGGTATCCGCAACTGAGGCATTCGGTAACGCAGGCTTGGTTGTTGAGGCAGGTTCATCTGCAATCAAGGCAGCACAGGAAGGTGAACAGGATTTGTTGAGCATGTTAATCAATGGATTCAAGGGTGCGGTTAACTCGCCTGCCGCAATGGAGAAGGGCGCAGAGATTCTAGGTGGTGAGGCAGGCAAGAACCTAGGTCTAGCAGCCATGGGCTATGCCATCAATCCACAAGAGGAAATGCTGTACGGTGGTACCGCATTCCGCACGTTCATGTTCGAATTCACCATGACTCCACGCAACCTACAGGAAGCACAGTCCATTCGTGATATCATCAAGAAACTCAAGTATCACGCATCACCACAGTTTGCAGACAATCAGGGTCGTTGGGTCATTCCACCATCCTATTTCGACATTCAGTTCAAGTTCAATGGCACGCTCAATCCTAATCTGCCCAAGATATCCACATGCGCACTGACACAGGTGCGTGTGAACTATTCGGGTGGCTTGGAGCAATGGGCTACGTATGAGGATGGTATGCCTATCTCCGTATCCCTCACGCTCGCATTCACTGAGCTAGAGATGATGCACAAGGCATTGCGCGAGGAAGGATACTAATATGTACTTCGAAAACGTTCCTGCCGTGGAGTATCCATCGTTTGAGTCCAATACATCCAATGTGTTGCTCACCAATATCCTGACTCGCTCAGGTTTCTTGCGTGAGGTTACTGAGAACACTGCGATGTTCTATGAGTATCAGGTCAAGGATGGAGAGACACCAGAGGTCATTGCCCATAAGCTATATGGGGACGTGAAGCGATTCTGGATTGTGTTGCTGTTCAACAATCTGTCTAACCCATACTATGACTTTCCATTAGTCACAGAGCAATTGGACAAACTGATTGAGAACAAGTATGCCATGAGCCTTGCCACCGCACAGTCCACCATTCACCACCATTACGAGCGTATCACACGCTCCGTGCTGTTCAATGGTATACTACAGAGCGAAGAGACTGTGGACTATACCCTATCCCCACTATACCCTGACCCCGTATCGGGCGCAGCAGTGGCTCGCCCCTACCTGACCTATACGCCTGACTCTTGCGTTGCAGGACCGACCACACAGGAGTCATTCGCCAATGGTATTACTGTGGTCACGTCCACTCAGTATTGCAACATGACCCACTATACGTATGAGTTCGAAGAGAACGAGAAGCGTCGGACCATTCGGCTATTGGATAAGGATTTTGTCATTCCAGTAGAGAATGAATTCAGGAGATTGATGCGCGATGGCAACTGATAGCATTCTGCCTGCAACCAACAACAGCAATGGACACCTAGACTCTCGCGACTTTAGGATTGTCGCGTTGACGCTAATGAGCGCAGACGGTATTACAAGAGATATTACTAATCTGGTGCATGAGATTCAGATTAGACAGGACATGTACTTGGGATTCATGAGCGGTGAGTTGTCAGTGGTGGACGCGGCTGATATCTATTCCCAAGCTGCCCTGCACGGTAATGAATACCTGTTCGTCCATATCAGAGAGCCAGAGCAGGATATCTGTATCAAGAAGGCATTCAGAGTGTACAAGGTGGGCGAGCGCACTGCGGCACAGAACAATAGCCAGAGATTCAATCTATACTTCTGTTCGGAAGAGTTGTTTATTTCCAACAGCCGAAAGATATCCAAGGCGTACAGCAATACGCTTGTGTCTGACGTGGTACTGGACATACTCAAGAATAGCCTGAACGTCCCTCAAGACAGAATCGTTGTAGAAGAGACAGAGACACCATTCGATTACGTGGCACCGTGGCTGCACCCATTGGATATACTCAATTGGTTGGCATCCCGCGCCCATGCAGACGGTAGCTCCGCATTCTTTTTCTATGAGAACCTGAATGGGTTTAATTTCAGGTCACTACAGTCTATCTACAAGGACGGGACCATCATCAAGGTTCCATTCAAGTTCGAACAGAAGAGCGTGGACAAGGCAATTGGCATGGACAAGTATGCCATTGACTCGTATGAATCCAAGCGTGACTTCGATACCATTAGACTGATGCAGAATGGTGGCGTGTCCCTGTTAATGCACAAGGTTGATACGCTTAACAGGACGCATGACACAGTGAAGTACGGTATGGATGACATTGCCACGCTGTACAAGAATCCCCTATTGTCTAATCCTAATACCACAGACAATAAGCCGCTGTTTGACCAGTCAGAGACCTATGCACTCACGTACCTGAATCTACCCGGCATAGATAGTTGGGTCAAGCGTGTACTGTCCATGGCTGCACTTACCTCTAATTCATTGGAGCTAGTCCTACCCGGCAGCATACGCCTACAGGCAGGCACACTTATCAATTGCAAGTTCCCGTATGCCTCTACACCAGTGGAGGGCGATATGTGGGACAAGCGCAAGAGCGGTAAGTACCTCATCGTGGCAGTCAATCAGAAGTTTGACCTAGTGAACCACAAATGGGATACCATCGTCATGATTACACGCGACTCACTCCCCGAGGCTCTACCTCCACCCGACACACGGTTGGCTGAGAAGGTAAAGAAGCTCAATAGCAAGAGCCATAGAGACTAACACATGGAACAAAGATATTTTCTTGGACGCGAGGGCTTCATCTGGTTCATGGGCGTGGTCGAAGACCGGCTAGACCCATTAGAGCTAGGGAGAGTACGTGTCCGCGCTTTTGGATGGCACACAGAGGACAAGGCTTTAATCCCTACCGAGTCATTGCCATGGGCGGCTACGGTACACTCTGCTAATGTGCCATCCTCTCATACACCCAAGCCCGGTGATTGGGTTGTGGGCTTTTGGGCAGACGGGGAAGCCGCACAGGTGCCAGTCATACTTGGCTGTATGACGGGAAGCCCTGTAGAGGCGGCAAAACGTGAATTAGGCTTTCATGACCCTTCCGGTGTCTACCCATCCCGCATCAACGAGCCATCCACCAATCGCCT